ACTCAGAAGGGGAATACAGCCTTGAAGCAGGCTTTGGAAGAAAGTGGGGTTGGTATCAATCAATATATGGACTTGCTGGAGGGGATGTCCAAAAGCTTGACTCAGTCACCAAAATTCCATTACACACCTGCTTAATGTGGTTAAGCTTTGAGAAGGAGAAGAATGAGTTAGAATCTAAAATAATAAAACAATCTTACAATAAAAACTAATAATGAATCAGATATACGAACTACTAGACAGGTTAAAGGATAAGCTCAGGGAAAACCCTAATGTCTTCACGGTCACTTTTGGTGACCTTACTGAAGTAGACCTTAACAAGACTACTATTTTTCCTTTAAGCCACTTTAATATAACTAATGTAACGTATAACAACAGCGTTATAAACTTTTCTATTCAGTTTTTAGCTATAGACATTGTTGACTATAACAAAGATGCAATATCTGGGGACTCTTTCTATGGTAACGATAACCTACAAGATGTTTACAATACACAGCTACAAGTATTAAGCTATGCTATAGAACACTTCAGGAGAGGGGATTTATTTGATAATAAACTACAATTAATAGGCTCGCCTTCAGCACAACCATTTAAAGACAGGTTTGAGAACGAGTTGGCTGGTTGGGGCGCAACCATTGAGGTTGCTATGCCGAATGAAATTAGTATTTGCTAATGCAGAACATAGAAACTAAAAAAGCAATGCTTCGTCTAGGTAAGCTACTTGTCTCTAAATATAAGGAGAGAATGATAGCTGATGATACCTATGCTAGTGGCAAGCTTAATAATAGTTTTGAGTATAAAATGTATTCGGCAAATACAGATATATTAAAATTAGAGGTTTTAGCGGCTAAATACGCTAAAGTAATTGACCAAGGTAGGAAACCTGGAAAGAGGGCGCCTGGAATAATACCTTTGATAGAGTGGATGAAGGCTAAGGGAATAGTACCATATAAAGGCACTAAAGCTAAAGACTATAAGCAAGCCGCAATGTTTATTGCTGCATCTATAAAAGAGAAAGGAACAATATCTAGGTTCCAGCACAAAGGTACAAACTTTATAAAAGAAGTGGCTAGACAATATGAGGGAGAAGGAATAGCTGAAATACTAGAAGCATACGGAAGAGACATTGAAACACAAGTAAACAAAGTAACAAAAAAATAATGGCAATAAAAATTAACGTAAGAAGTCCATACTTCATAAAAGCACAAAACGCTTCATTAAAAGCTATTGAGCTTAACTTGTACATATGGGATGGAGTAGAGGGAAGTACTCCTGCTTCTGCACAGTATTCATTTGTAAAGAACACTATAGGCTCTAATGACTATATAGCTTTTGAGATAGCTGACTATGTTAGGGATTATATAGTGACTGAATACAATCAATACGCTACAAATGCAGTATGGGTAAAGTGGGACTATCAAATGTTTAGCAATGTCTCTAGAGCGCCTGGAACTGAGATAGGTTCTCTAGTTTCTTCTGCCGCATATCTTGCTGTAGATGGTTACGGGTTCTTTGAGGATGGCGCTATGCCATCCCTTAGCAACGACTTGTTACAAGACAATTTAGATATATACTACAACGATGGTAGCGATATTGTATTTGCTTTATACGATGAGGGTGCTTCTTTAGTTCAGCTAGGTGATGGGGATGTAAATGTAGTATATTGGGAACAAGTAGAAGAATATTGGGACACTTACAATGGTACTTGGGATTCTGGAGGAACGGAACAAGTTATTGGAGATTCTACAGACTCATCAAATAAAATAGTTTACGTTAAGATAACTGACACGGCAAACTTACCCGACAAGGAGACTGTTACTATTACACTAGCCCCTTCTGGAACTAAGACTCTTAATCTTTATAAGATATGCGAGCCTAAGTACACGCCATTCAATATTATATTCTACAATAAATATGGAGCGATGCAGAACCTTTGGTTCTTTAAACGCTCAAACAAAAGTATAAATGTAACTTCGGACAGTTTTAAGAGAAACACTATAGATTTTGCTTCTACTTTTACTTATAATACGGCAGAGCATCAAGTAAAGTCATTTAATGTAAACGCAAAAGAAAGCATCACTCTTAATACAGGCTTTATGCCAGAAGACTTTAACAACTTAATTACTCAGCTATTAATGTCTGAAGAGGTTTGGATAGATAATGGAACACAAGTTCTTCCTGTATCTGCAAAAACAAGTTCTCTAGAGTACAAAACATCTGTAAACAATAAGTTAATAGACTATTCACTAGAATTTGAATACGCTTTTGATAAAATAAACAACATCCGATAATGAAGCAAGATGTTCAATTATACATAGAAGGCCAAAGGATTGATTTATTTGAAGACGAAAGCCTTCAGATAACTTCATCCATACAGAATATAAAGAGCATAGACAAGGTTTTTACTGACTACAGCCAATCTTTCTCTGTAAAAGCGTCTAGAAATAACAACTTGATATTTAAACACTATCACGACCCTAGTATTGTTAATGGTTATGATGCTAGGTTCAGGAGTAATGCTGTAATTGAAATAAACCATCAGAAGTTTAGAAGTGGCACTATAGCGCTTACTAACGTACAGATGAAAAACAACAGGGCTTATGCGTATGATTTGACGTTCTACGGCTCTACTGTTACTCTAGCCAATCTTTTAGGAGAAGATAAATTAGATGTTCTAACTTACTTAAACAACTATAATCATACTTGGAACTCTAGTAACGTATCTACTGGACTAACATCCACATACGGAGTATCTACTTTACCTAATTACTCTGTTATATACCCCCTAATGAGTGCTAAGAACAGATTTATATATGACTCGGTTTCTTTACCAACTATAGAAAATACTAGAAATATAGCCAACGACACTGTTCCTAGTATATACGCTGGAGTTCATCAAGAGGATTTAAAGCCTGCGATTAGAGTTAAACACATAATAGAAGCTATAGAGGATAGGTATCCACAGATAGTCTTCTCAGATGATTTCTTTAATGATACAGACTTTACTGATTTGTATTTATGGCTACACAGAGAGAAGGGTACTATGTTTGAGGAGGCAAATGAAGCTACCGTTCTAGCTGGAGACTACGCTATTGACGTAAACACAATAAACTGCCCAAGCGATTATGTCACTTTAAACAGCAAGAGTTTTACTTTTACTGCTATAAACTTTGCTAATGAGACTAGGAGTCTTAGCGCACAGCTTACTGTAACACCAGTATCTGCCTTGCCGTATAACATAAAGATAGTAGATGTAAATAATGACAACGAGGTTTTATATAGCGCAAACAATCTAACAACATTACACTCACATACCATAGTTTTGGATGGTAACGGAATTTCTAATAGAGAGTATAATATAGAAGTATATATTACTAGACCGTATACTAGCGCCCTAGCTTCTGTTGATGTTGCTTGGCAAACTACAACTAGCCGAACTACAATAGCGGGAACTTGTAATAACTATAAAAACTTTAGCATATCATCTGCACTATCATTATTTGGAGATGTTATAATCACTAGTCACGTTCCAGATATAAAGATAATAGACTTTCTTACTGGGCTATTTAAAATGTTTAATCTGACTGCTTACGTTGGAGATGACAATGTTATTGTTGTGAAAACACTAGATAAGTTTTATTCTGATGGAAGACCTTACGACATAACTAAATATGTAAATGTAGAAGAGAGTAGCGTTAAGAGAGTTGCTAACTATAGTGAATTGGAATATAAATTCCAATCACCTTCAACTTTACTAGCTAAAAGGTTTGCAGATACAAATAACAAAGAATTTGGTTCACAAAGCTACAAAGTTGTAGACGACTTTAAACACATTGACGGCGCTAAGTATTCTGTTGCATTACCTTTTGAGAAGGTTATATACGAAAGACTTACTGACGATAACGACAATTCTTCTGTAAATATACAGTACGGACTTTATGTAGATGACAATTTAAACACGATAAAAGGTAAACCATTATTATTCTATAAGGTTTATACGGGCGTGTCTGGAGATTATATATACTATAAGCCTTTTACAGACGACTCCGCAACTAAAGTTCTCGCATACAATAGACCTTCTAATGTTAAATCTGATTCTTCTCAGACTCTTAACTTTGACGCTGAGAATGATGAGTTTGCTTTAACTTATAATTACGAGTCCTTGTTTAAGAATTATCATATTAATTATATTTCTTCTGTATTTGACTACAGAAATAGAATGTTAAATGTAAAAGCAGTACTTCCATTAAACATACTAGTCAACTACAAATTAAACGACAGATTTATAATAGGAGACAGGAAATATAAGATAAACTCAATAACCTCTAACTTACTAGACAACAAATCTGACCTAGAACTAATAGAAGACCTATGATTAAAAATATAATAGACTTACTCAATACTTCTGACTGGTATGTTGGAGATGAGGATATAGATATAGCAAAGGGGAAATATAAAGCTCCATCTTCATGGAAGGAGCTTAAAACAAGCATAAAAAGAAACAATTACAAAGTAAAATAAAATGGCAGAAAACATTGTAGTATATACCGTCAGGGTAAACACTGAAGACGGTAAAATAAAAATAGATGGACTAACCAAAGGTTTTGTTCAAGCAGAGTCTGCTGCTAAAAAACTAATAAGTTCAACTAATACTTTAGATAAGTCTGTTCAAGACTTCAATAGTGCTGCTGGACTTGCTGGTGCTACGGTAAATGAATTTGGAAGATTAATTTCAGATTTACCATACGGTATAACCGCAGTAACAAACAACATTTCTCAATTAGGAAGTTTGTTCAGTGTTCTTGTAAGTAGGGCGTCTCAAATAAATAATGGACTAGGAACATTAAAAAATACAGTTGCTTTATTAAAAAAGGAATTATTAGGGCCATTAGGTATTTTATTACTATTTCAAAGTGCTATTTCTGCTTTAGATTTTTGGGCGCAAAATGCTAAAAAAGCTAATAAATCAACAGATGATTTAAATGAATCTATTGGTAAGTCTGCTACTGAATTAAAAATAGCAAGAGAAATAATAAACGATTCATCTGAGTCTTTAGAGAAAAAACAAAGTATAGTAGACCAAGTAAATAAAAAATACAAAGAGTTTACTATAGTTCTTGACGAAAATGGAATAGCCACAGAGGAGTCTACTAAGACCATAAATGCTCAAATAGCTGCATTAGAAAAACTCGCTAAATCTCAAGCTATTGTAAATGAGGTTCAGAGGATATATGGTGAAATGGCAATTTTAAATGCTAAGTCTGGTGCAGATGTAGCAGATTCTGTAGATAAATTTCTTGCCTTTAATGAAGCTGCTGGAAAAGCAATATTGTTTTTTGCCTCATTTGGATTTGCTGGTGAACAAGCAGATTTTTATGGTAAAAAAATAGAAGAAAGAGGTCAGTTTACAAAAAAGAAAATACAAGACGAAAACAAAAAAATAGTTAAAGACTTGTTGAAACAATTGGAGGTTTTGTTCTCTGATGACAAGAAAACACCAGCTATAAAAAAGTTAGAAGATTTAAACTCTTTACTGGTTAAATCTCAGCTTGAGTATTTACAATCTGTAAATGAATTGACTGAAGAAGCTCAACTTCAAAACTTAAATGGAATAACTGGATTAAGACTTGAGGAGTTAGATATACAAAAAAAATCAGCCCTAGATAAAGCTAAAGAAGAAAAAAGAAGCAATAGTGAATTGCTTTTAATACAAGAGGCTTATGAAAATAAAAGAATAGCTTTAATAAATGAGTCTAACGAAAGAGCATTATCTATAAGAAAATCATTTAACAAAGAGTTAAAGGTAGAAGCCGAAACTTATACTGATGATAAACATCTTGAGGGAATGCTTGAAACATTGCTTCCTGCAAAAGAACAAGTTGAAAAAAGAGCAAAAGAAACTACCGATGGTCTAGCTGCTTATCAAAAGAAAAGACAAGAAGTAGAAGATAATGGCAATAAAGCTGTAGCTAAATTAAGGGAGGAAGATAAGCTTGCTGCCATATATGCTTTTCAAGATGTTTCAAATGCTGTTTTTGGAGTAATGGACGCATCATTTCAGAGAGAAATGGACTTAGAGCAAGACAAGACAAATAAAGTAAACAATGAACTAAAAGAAAGGCTTGCTAACGAACAACTATCTGCCGATGAAAGAAAGAAGATACAAAATCAAATAGGTCAAAACGATGAAGCTTTAAGGAAAAAGCAAGATGAGATAGAAAGAAAGAAGTTTAAGATGAACAAAGCTGCTAGTATTGCTAACGCAACAATAAACACTTATTTAGCAGCAACAGCAGCGTTAAAAGACCCTGCTCTATCTACTTTTCAAAGAATAGCATCAATGGTTGCAATTATTGGTAGTGGACTTGCTCAAGTGGCTGTTATTGCTAAACAGAAGTTTGTGTCTAGTCAGTCTAGTATAGGCGCTGGTGCAGCTGCTAGTGGAGCAGGAACATCTGGAGTACAAGCCCCAGACTTCAATGTAGTAGGTCAATCTTCTAGTAATCAAATTGCGTCTGTAATACAGTCGCAAATGCAAAAGCCAATAAGAACTTATGTTGTATCTAAGGACGTGTCATCTGCGCAAGAAATGGATAGAAATATTGTAACTACGGCTAGTCTAGGATAAATAAAACAAATACGAACAAATTAGGTTATCATATTATGAAAACAATAGAACTTTACATAGACGAAGAGAACGAATTTAGCGGAATAGAAGCTATCTCTGTTGTTGAGTTTCCTGCTATAGAAGAAGACTTCATTGCTTTAAAGAAGCACGAAGTCCAATTAGCGGAAGTAGACAAAGAAAAAAGAATACTTATGGGCGCTGCATTAATTCCCAATAAGGAAATATACAGAACCAATGGTCAAGAAGAGTATAACATATTCTTTAGCGAGGAAACCGTTAAGAAGGCTTCTGAATTGTTTTTGTCTAGAGGTAAGCAGAATAACTCAACCTTAGAACATCAAGTAGACCTAGAAGGATTATCTGTAGTTGAATCTTGGATTATAGAAGACTCTGAAATGGACAAGTCTAAGAAGTATGGTCTTAGTTTGCCTAAAGGTACTTGGATGGTATCTGTTAAAGTAAACAATGATGAAATTTGGGAGGAGTTTGTTAAGAAAGGTAAAGTAAAAGGCTTTTCTATTGAGGGATTCTTTGCTGACAAGCTAGACAGACCAAACGAATCTATTGAAGAAGACTTCTCTTCAGACGAGTTAGATGCAATAGCGACATTGTATGATTTAGAAGACGCTATGCTGTCTTCTTATGGAGTTGAACTTGAATCGTATAGTGATTACCCACAAGGTGCTGTAAACAATGCTAAGAAAGCTTTAAAGTGGAAGAAAGAAAACGGAAGTTCTTGCGGAACATCTGTAGGTTGGAAGAGGGCTAGTCAGTTAGCTAATAAACAACCTATAAGTCGCTCAACTATTGCTAGAATGGCCTCATTTAAGAGACACCAACAAAACAAAGACGTTCCTTATTCAGAAGGTTGTGGAGGAATTATGTGGGATGCTTGGGGAGGTTCAGCAGGAGTAAATTGGGCAATATCTAAACTTAAAAGCATAGACAATGATTAACGGATGGGAAATTAGCATAGGGTTTTATCCTGGAATACTGTTCGGAATTAGAACGTACAAGTACAACAATACTAATACTATTGACCACGTTTTGTATTTGCCTTTAGTAGACTTTTGTTTAACCATATACAAAGAAGAAGATGACGAGTAATAACACAAGTTATAAAGTACACGCACATCAAACTACCGATGCTAAAAGATTGACCTTTAACATAGAAGAGGGTGCAATGGTAACTACTGAGAGTGGTATATGGCAAGTCTACAATGGTGCGTGGAGAAAGTTGTATCCACAAGCAGGAGAAGGCACAGGTATAGGTTGGGTAAGATATGACGACACAGAATATACTGAATTAAACAAACTTCAATTAGCAGACCAAGTTACTATAGCAATGCCTAACAATGGGGGTAACATAGTAAGAAGTGAATCAGGATTAGATTATTATAACCCAATAACAGGCAAATTTATATCTGACGCAGTAAACAATGTTTATGTAGTTACTGTTGTATTTAAAATGTCAGCGATTAATGCAAACCAAACACATATAGACTTTTCAATGAGTGGTTATGGAGATTTACATAGAGTAGATATGGTTATGTCTTTTTATAAAGGCAATGACATACCTCAAAATGCACATTCTATGGTTCAGTTCTATACAGACCAAGATTTTGTAAATAATGGTGCTAACTTTCAAATACAAGCACACGGAGGTACTGCTCAGGTGTGGGATATAATATACTTTATACAAAAAACACAAAGTTATGCGTGATAAGATGAAAGAAACACCAAGCAGAACAAGTCCAAAGTCATCCAAGAGAGGATGCCTTTGTAAGAACGGAAATTATTCAACTAAATGCTGTAATGGCAATATGATTAATCAAGGAATAGGAAACATAACCAAAGTATCTGATAGTTAAAAATACAACAATAAGTTTTATTGTAGTTATCATAATATATTTAGTAAATAAATAAACCAATTAATATGAACGCAAAAGAAATCGTTGAAAAATTCAAGGATATTCTACTTTCTAAAGAAGAGCCATTAGCTACTGAAGCTGTGGAGGTTCAAGAGGAAGTTGAATTGACTGAGCAAGAAGCGGTAGCTGAGGACTTAGCAGAAGCTCCAATAGAAGATGAAGTAGCTCCAGAGGATGCTATTGAAGATGCTATTGAAGAAGACGACAAGTACGCTACTAAAGAAGAGTTAGCCAAAGCATTAGCTGAAATGAAAGCTATGTACGACCAACTTATGGAATCTATGAGTACAGAGGAGCCTAAAGATGCTCCACAAGAACTAGAAGCAGAATTATCTGCTCAAGAGGAAGTGAAAGAATTAACTCACTCTCCAGAAGAAGTTGTTGCGGCTAGACCACAACAATTGTTTGCTCAAAAAAGAGCTACAACTACATTTGACTTAGTATTATCAAAAATCTCTAAACAATAAAACAATGCCGACTAACACATCTATCACTACTACTTACGCAGGTGAATTTGCTGGAAAATATATTTCTGCTGCATTATTATCTGCTTCTACCATTGAGAATGGTGGAATCGAAGTTAAACCAAACATCAAGTTCAAAGAAGTCATCAAGAAGATTTCTACTGACGATGTTTTAAAAGACGCTACTTGTGACTTTGACCCAACGTCAACTGTTACATTAACTGAAAGAATCATCCAACCAGAAGAGTTTCAAGTAAACTTACAATTATGTAAGAAAGACTTCCGTTCTGACTGGGAGGCTGTACAAATGGGAGTATCTGCTTTTGATAGCTTGCCTCCATCTTTCGCTGACTTCTTAATTGCTCACGTTGCTGCTAAAGTAGCTCAGAAAAACGAAAACAACATCTGGTCTGGAGTTAACGCTAATGCTGGTGAGTTTGACGGATTAATTACTTTAATGACTGCTGATGCAGACGTTTCTGACGTAGTAGGAACTGCTATTACTGCTGCTAACGTAATTGAAGAAATGGGTAAATTAGTTGATGCTATTCCATCTGCTCTTTACGGAAAAGAAGACTTGAATCTTTATGTATCTCAAAACGTAGCTAGAGCTTACGTTAGAGCATTAGGAGGATTTGCTGCTGCTGGCTTAGGTGCTAATGGTACAAATGCACAAGGAACACAATGGTACAACAACGGTTCTTTATCTTTTGATGGAGTAAAAATCTTTGTTGCCAATGGATTATCTGACAACTATATGGTTGCTGCTGAGAAATCTAACTTATTCTTTGGTACTGGTTTATTATCTGACCACAACGAAGTAAAAGTTATTGATATGGCTGACATTGACGGTTCTCAAAACGTAAGAGTTGTTATGAGATTAACAGCTGGCGTACAGTACGGAATTGGTTCAGACATCGTTCTTTACACTCCTGCATAATTAAATAACAAATAAAATTAAAGGGTAGGTAAGCCATTAAAGCCTGCCTACCCTTTTTTAATTAATCTAATAAAACACAATCAAATGAGCTGCGATATTTCACTAGGCCGTTTAGAACCCTGCAAAGATTCAGTAGGAGGATTAAAGGCTATTTATTTTGTAAACTTTGGTGACTTAGGTGCTATTACCTATGATGTCACGAACACAGACGTTATTGATGCTGTTGCAGGAACTCCAAGTGCGTATAAATACGACATCAAAGGAACTTCTACATTCACACAAAACATACAGTCTGATAGAGCTACTGGTACTACTGCTTTTGAGCAAGTACTAGAGATTACTCTAAAGAAACTAACTGTTTCTGACCACAAAGAGTTAAAGTTATTATCTTACGGAAGACCTCAAGTAATTGTTGAGGACTACAACGGAAACTACTTCTTAGCTGGACTAGAACACGGAATGGACGTAACAGGAGGCACTATTGTTACAGGTGGTGCTATGAATGAATTAAGCGGATACACGCTTACATTAACTGGTATGGAGAAAGCTCCTGCTAACTTCTTAGGAGATGCTCCTGCTTCAGTAGGATTCACAGTAGTAGCTGGATAAACCAATTATCATCGAATAAAGAAAGGGGGGAGAGCTTATGCTCTCCCTTTTCTATTTAAAACAAAAACAGCACTTTTTAGTTATCTTATTATGATAAGATTATTACCAAACACAAACGAACAGGTTTTTAATATTGTTCCTAGAGATATTCCATTAGAAGGTTTTCCTTTTAATGATATTTCTTTAGTTGTAGTTGAAGACGGTACTAGCAAAAAAGAAACTATTAATGATATAGTGGCAACCTTAAATGGAAACTTTGTTTCTGTTTCTGTTACTTTTTCTATATTAACAGATGAAAACTCTTATTATTTAGAGTTCAGCAAAGACAACTCTCTTTGGTTTAGAGATAAAGCTTACGTTACTAGTCAAACCAACGATGAGACTATACATACAATTAACACCAGTAAATACAATCAGTATGATTCTGGAGAAGACGAATACATAGTATTATAACATGAAACATAAAATAGTAAGACAACTTTCAGCCCCTAAAATTCAAGGTTCTACTAGAGTAGTAAACTTGTCTGGATACCAAACACCTATAGTCAAAGAGGTTTACGGCAAGGATTGGATTCAATATGGAGATGACAATGATTATTTCGATGGTCTAATCGACAAATATCTAGGCAGTCCAACAAATGCTCGTTGTATTAACGGTATCGTTGATATGATTTATGGTCGTGGACTAGAGGCAACAGATTCTGAAATCAAACCAGAGATGTTTGCTAAGATGAAGATGCTTTTAAAGTCTAGAGAAATCAAGAGAGTTGTTAATGACTATAAGATGCTTGGTCAAGCTGCTGTTCAAATTGTGTACAACAAGCAAAAGACAACTATAGTAAAAGTACTACACTTTCCAATGGAGACTCTTAGGGCTGAGAAGGCAAAGGATGGAAAGGTTCAAGCTTATTACTATCATCCTAAGTGGGCTGATATAAAGCCTTCTGATAATCCTAAAAGGATACCTACTTTTAAATGCGGAAGTAAATCTGATTTGATTGAAATCTATGTATTCAAGCCTTATCGTTCTGGATTTTACTACTATGCTCCTGTGGATTACAATGGATGTCTTCAGTACTGTTCTCTAGAAGAAGAAGTATCAAACTACCACATAAACAACATAAAGAATGGCTTACAGCCATCTTTATTGATTAACTTCAATAATGGAGTACCTAATGAGGAAACTCAAGAGTTAATTGAAAGAAAGATAATGGATAAGTTTAGTGGCTCATCAAATGCTGGTAAGTTTATTCTTACTTTTAATGAGTCTGCTGAAACAAAGGCTGATTTAGAGCCAATACATTTACCTGACGCTCACGCACAATATCAATTCTTAGCTGATGAGTCTAGAGAAAAGATTATGTTAGGTCACGGTATTGTTTCTCCAATATTACTTGGTATAAAAGACAACACAGGATTTGGTAACAATGCAGAAGAACTTAGAACTGCTTCCATCCTTATGGACAACATTGTTATTAGACCATTCCAACAAGAAATACTAGACGGACTAGAGGATATACTTCAATTCAATAGTATTTTCTTAAACCTATACTTTGTAACACTACAGCCAATAGAATTTACAGAATTAGAGAATATATCTACTAAAGTTAAGAGAGAAGAAGAGACTGGGGAGAAATTATCTTCCCAGGCTAAACTAGACTTCTCTGATGAAGAAGGAGATGATTTATATACTCAGCTAGAGGAAATGGGAGAGGTTATTAGTTCTGATTGGGAGCTAGTACACTCTGAAGAAGTAACGGATGACAATCAAGAGTTTGATTTTACAGCTCTAGCAGTTTCAGAGAGCGATTCTAAGGCATCTGCAAGGTCTTCTCAAGATAATTCGGGGTATAAGGTTAGATATGCTTATGCACCTCTTAGAGAGTCTGATAAGAGCCGTAAATTCTGCAAGCAATTAGAGTCTTTAACTAAGAAAGAAATTGTATTTAGGAAAGAAGACATCTCTCAGATGTCTTTTAGAGGACTAAATAAAGAGTTAGGTCATAATGGAGCAAATTATAGTCTATTCAAGTTTAAAGGCGGTAAAAACTGCCATCATTTTTGGGAGAGAAGGGTTTACAAGAAAAAAGTAAGTTCTGATACAGAGGTAGAAGCTTCTGATGCTGTAAAAGATGGTTTTAATGAGCCTAGCAACCCAAAAGAAGTACCAATAAGACCAGTTGATATGCCAGGTAGAGGTGCATATCCTAAAACTAAATAACTATGGCAGAGAAGGCATTATTTATAACAATAAACGATTTAAAACGCAAGTCTATTATAGACGGCAATGTAGATGCTGATAAATTGGTTCAATTTATAGAAGTAGCACAGGATACTCATATACAAAACTATTTAGGAGGAAAGCTTTATAATAGATTGCAAGCTCTAGTAATCTCTGGAGACATTAATAATGTTGGCAATGTAAAGTACAAGAACTTAATTGACGTGTATATTAAACCTATGTTAGTTTGGTTTACTCAGAGTGCTTACTTGCCGTTTGCTATGTATCAAATAAGCAACGGAGGTGTTTTTAAACACCGTAGTGAAAACTCTGAGACTATATCTGTAGAGGAGTTAAATTCTATGTTGAATAGAGTTAATGAGACTGCTGAGTTTTATACTAGACGTTTTGTGGATTATATGGGATTCTATAGTCAAGATTATCCAGAGTACAATCAATCTACTAATGGTGAAATGTATCCAGATAGGGATGTTAATTTCCACAGCTGGGTACTATAATGGACATAAAGAAGATGTATAAACCTAAAAAGGTTAACATTGTCAAGCTTGAGGCTTATCTAAAGAAGATTCAAAAGGAATCTGAAGAAAGTAAAAAAAACAACTAAATAGCATATTAAAATGGGTATCACTCTTACCTCTAAAGCAATAAACTCAACCTATGACTCACTATTAAAGCTCTCAGACAACGACCAGTTGACGGGAGCTTTTAAAGTAATTACAGATGGTCTAGGAAATGATACAGGTATTTCTATTAATAACACAAACCAAGTAAACATAGCTGGTCAACTTGTTGTTAACAGTAATATTACAGCTAACTCGTTTATTA